AACTATATTACCAAATCCATTATTCTCAAATCCGGCTGATATCACCTTGCCTGCCATAGTGGCTAATATAGGTGTGCCTATCGGAGCCCCTATGTCTATACCGTTGTGCATCCTACCCCAACGCCAGCCAAACCCACTAGTCAGAGATCCCTTAGAGGGTACTATGCCACTCCCAGAGCCTGGCCTACCAGGCATTACCTGACCTGCTAATGCGCTTACCTCATTGAACTGAAACCCGGGGGCTCCTGCTCCATAGGATAGAGTATTATTAGTCATAGCTCTATTAACCTGAGGTACAGAACCTGTATGAGTAATAGCATCGCGTTGGTTATAAGGCCACTTGAACTCTCCTGTACGGTTGAATACAGCATTAACAAATCCATCTATACCCTCTGCTAGTGCCTGCGCCAACTGTTCAGTAGAATAAGCACTATCGCCCGGTATAGTGGGAGCATTACCCCCACCACCACTCAAAGTAGATGGTGCCGGGCCCTGTCCTCGCCTATAGGCTAGATACTGTTTATATAGAGTAGCTAGCGTATTCTCTCCACCTCGTGCTTCAGAGGCCCCCGGTAGACTAGTCCATTGTTTCCGTAGCTTGTTATAGTAGCTTAGTATGTTACCACTCATGACCTCCTCTACCGTAGTACCAGTCTCATCGAGTATTAAATATAGTATGGCTAGATCCTGGTTCAGAGGGCTGAAGTCAGATAGCATTCCCCCAGTCTCTCTATTAATACCATCCCATGTCACATCTAAGATCTGGTACCTACCTGCAGCCGTGGTGTAGTTCCCTCGACCTCCTATTGGGAATCTCTGGCGGGGGTGGTCCTCGTAACTACTGAATTTAGATCCACCGTATAGTGTATTGTAATCGGCCCCCTCAAATTGTCCATCACTGATTACATCCAGGAGGGCCCTAAACTCAGGCCTATTCAGAAGAGGTTGTAGATTCTCTCTATTCCACATTATTTTGGTGTTCCTCCCTTCAGGGACTGTAAAATAGCACGGGCCTTCCCTTCGAAATAGGCATTTTGTGCTGCTGTATCGTTTCCTCTCATTAGGGCCTCTACCTGTGCATTCAATATTCCTACCTCAACTAGCGGTACCCCTCTATTGGGCCCGTATAAGCCGTTGCGGTGATTTCTGGTGAAGGCGCCGAATGTTTGAGCTAGTCTATCCTCGTATGGTAGTATCTCCTTACGGCTAGGTATGACGCCAGTGGCACCCCTATACTCTCCTGCCGCACCTGCGTCGAAGTGTATCTCTAGAACACCCGCGCCATTGGTCTTCTCCTGCACGGCTCTATCTAACACTGATTGCCAGGAGGTACCTATTGGTGGTAAGAATATAGATAGTTGGAGACCGTAAGAGGGGGCCAGTCTCTCCATTATCTTGAGGACCTGTTCATTCATCCAACTCTCCGCCGACTGACCTGGGGCCTGGGGTAGAGGTGTGCCAGCAGCTCCACTAGTACCTGATTTACCATCGCGGTGGCCGGCTGTTATGAACCAGCGAGTAGGCTCCTTATTAGTAGCACTCTGCCAGTCCTTATCATTCTTACGGCTTTCATTATATGTATCAGATACCTCAGGCCCCCTCTGTGTAGGTATGTCTTGTGCTCTATCCTCAACGCGCGCTATGCCCTCAGCCTGTCGTTGTAGATTCTGGCGGCTAGCCTCTAGGTAAGCCTGACATAACCGCCTCTCCTCTTGTATACGATAGGAAACTGTTATAGCAGTAGTCGTAGATACAGGCTCCTCCTCTTGCCCCGCTACCATAGGTGTTATGCCGCTAGGCAGTGACTCCGTGGTAGCCGATGTAGGCCTGATACCCTGCATCCTCTCTAGTCCATCCGCTCGGGCGCAGTGTCGTGCTGATAGCTGCAGGAGGTGATTGACACTGCTGCGGCGGTCGCCGTTAGCTACCAGGTAGATGTTACTATCACTGAATAGTATATTCTCTCCGCTTGTATAGAGAGAGCGGATGCCCTCGTCATTGCGTATCTCTATAACACCGGGGCGGGGCTGTCTATCATAGGCCTCTGCTAGTGAGCCATAATCAGGACTATCATACGCCGTATCCAGTGAATTAATGCCTGTTACGTGGAAGAAAGCATTGGGCTGTGTTATGCGATTAGGGTGCCCTAGTGGTTGGTTGAATGTCTGACCCTCGGGGCCGCGCTGATTAGGCTTCTGTAAATCACCATCTACGTATAGCTTATCGTAATTACCCTCTGAGGTATATCCGCCTAGGATGAAGGCATCCTCCATCTTCCCATCATTGAAGCCCACTATGACTGGCTGTCCTATCTCGAGAGGGTTGTATACGCCTAGCCCATTATGACCAAAGGGGCCGCTTATCCTAACATTATCCAGGATCATACCCTTCAATAGGCGCACCGAGCAGAAGTTACCTAGGCGGCCCTCCCTAGTGATACTATGGACTATACCGCGCTGTATGCCCCACTGGCTCTTACTGTACTTATAGGAATGGGGCTCAGAGTATAGGCCCCCATTGTTATTAGCAAACATTAATCAGCGCTTCCTTGAATAGTAGTAGTGTAATCTCTGTGTGTTAACTTATGACGAATCGAGCGTACTTTGTACTTCGGTAGTACCGCGTTAGCTAGATCAGCGTCTACATTGCTGACTATGCGGCCACTATTAGGATCAGCATAGTTATCATCAGTGGCATTGACGTGGGCCCCCACGTACCGTGTTAGTATATCACTGCCATCAGGAAAGGGCACGGCCCGCGCCGAGGGGCTACTTGCTACGTGTTCTCGCATGCGCGCTGATAGTTCACTCAACTTCTTCTTAGTAGCGTGCATGGTGCTCTCCTCTGCTATAGAGTCGTATGCTGATATAATCTGCCTATCGTGTATCAATGTATTATACACCTGAAACATCTCATTCGGATACCAGGTGGGGTCTCCTACTATCGTGATTTGTATCGTGCTAATATCTCTACTGGTACGGCGGGCCATGCCTAAACCAACTAATAAAGCCCCTGTCTCTTTACTGATGCCTGCGTCAGTATAGGCGCTTAGGTTCTTATCCTCAACAACAGTGGCCCTACATGCAATAGGAGGCTTTCTATTAGCGTACTTATAGGGCGTGGCCTGTAACGTAACCTCAATGGCGTCATTGAATGAATCAGATGCACCGTTACCTCCATCATCAGTTACTATAAAGCGGTTAGTTGTGGCTATACTACTACTTACTACCCGCATGGAGAGTATGCGCTGTCTTTCATCAGGACATATGTTAAGGCCCGCCGGTAGGCTGCGGAAGAAATAGGTTCTATACAGTCTATTGGGATCTTGGAAGCCACTAGTATCGCCGCTATTAGGCGCTATTATAAAATCACCATTGATATGACTGAATGAGGCGTCTACTACGCGCTCCTCCTTGAGTAGAAACGCTGCTTGTATTATATCAGCGGGGCTCTCATTAATGAAGTTGAATACCCCGCGGTTCTGCCCCTGCTCGATAGGCGGGCGCTGTAACCATATATGAGTACGGGGGTTACCCCCCGGGCTCATAGGCGTGAACATAGCAGCCCGTGTCCAACGCGGCGCATCTACTAGCTCTTCGCCTGGCGTAAGCTTATTCATGTCCTGTATGATCTTAACCTCAGAATTACTCGCATCTCCGGCTATTAGTTTATTAGCGAATAAGTATTCTATCTTACCATCTGCGCCTATGTCGTAGCCGCGTACAGTCATACCCTCCTTGAACTCTTTCCAGCAGCTGGCTACCTGCGGGCCGCTCTCTGTTTCAATAGGGGAGTAACCTACTGCAAAGTTCAGTATCTTACGCAGTATAAGGGCTCTATCGCCCTTCTGTTCCGGTGTGGGGGCACTAAATAAAGTATCTGGGTTAGATAGAACACGCGTGTTGTGTAGTAGCCTCATACGATCTTGACACGATAACACTACCTGCACACCTGTATTAGCATCAGCCGTTACCTCTACCTTCTCAATAAAGCCCCAGAATACAGGGAATAGAGTAGCGCCCTCCTTCGGTTTCATATCTGTACCTGGTATAGGAAATGGTATATCAGATAAATTACTGATATCCAGTACCTGCTTATCTGACCCTACCATCCCCATGTAAATTCGTATCTCATCCTCCTCGCTGAGGTAGGGGTAGCGCCCGCCCCTGTACTTACTAACATCAGGTAGCGCTGGTAGTAATCCTGGGGCATCTGGTACGGTTAGCGTTACGCGAGCTCTATTTATATTCCAGTTATCGGCGTTGATTATAACATCTACGGCGCGTACAGTCCAGCGACTCTTGTTTATATCTGTAGCGCATGTCTGAGTGCCAAATAATATAGGTTGTATATCACTAACAGCTGTGGCCAGCGTTATTACTGCAGCAGGTGTCTTAGGACGCATAATTAATAAAAAGGGGACTCAGGAAATCCTGAGTCCCATAAGCGGAGAGAATGTGGGATTATTGTGTAATACTATTCCCAAACGATGAAGAAGAGCTTCCCACAGATAAAGGACGAGTATTGTTTTTGAACTGCTGAACAGATTCATTAATAAACCGAATACCTTCAGCTACACCCTCCCAACGTTGTGCAGGTACGCGACGACCAGGCATGAAGCCGACGCTGTAATTATCTACCTTGCATCTAGTTATTTCATATCTGAACTTCGCCCTACGATTACGACTAGCAGCACTATTACTAGGGAACTCTATGCCGCTCTGATTATCGCCATTAGAAGCGATATTCCAGAAGTCGAGGGATCCTAATCTACGACTATCTGTTCCACTACGAGTTAGTGGATTAGTTACTAACTCAGACGCATTAGCATCGAAGGTAATCTGGAACCGGGGGCTCCGACCTAGTATTTGATCACGACCAATTTCATTAGTGCCGAACGTGCGGCCCATAAATTCACCATCAACTAAACCTTGTTCTAGTACCCACGCGATGTTATATTCCCCGTCTAGATAGACAGGTACGCGTTGGCCTAATTCTAAATAGGTCTCAGTCGAATTTCTAATACTGAGCGTCAGGGACTGGAACTTACCGAACCAGGCAACCTGTCCGCTACTAGTGTCATTAACCCAGACCTCGAAGTCAAACCCACTAAAGGGATCGAGACCAAAGTTATTGACAGCAGGAGTGAGGAAAAGAGCATCTTTAGATGACATTATATTACTCGCCTAAGGGACTGGTTTCTGTGTCGCGGCTAATCGTCACATAGATATAATCCGCGCTATAAAGGGGCTGGAATTGTAAACTAACGTATAGTTCGCGGCTAAAGTAAGCCGCTGTGCTATTATTGCTGCCATCGATGATGGCAGGCCGGAAGCTAACAATGTTGCCATTCCGCTTGAGCTCGCCCATAAAGGCATTAAGAGCGGCGGCTATCTGATTACGGACTAAACGACTATTAGGCATAGCCACATAATTCCGTAGGATAGCGTGCGCCCCCTGCCTAACAACGTCGTGAACCCGGCGTAGATATATACGCTCCCACGCAGGATCAGTAGATAGTGTAACACCACTAGCAAAGCGGTATGTACGGTCAACTGTATCCAGACTCAGTACCTCTAACCGCGCAGCTGAATAGATGTCCTGATTGCTGCGGCTAGTATAGTTATCCGTATCAGACTCTATGATGTTAAAGAGGGGCCCGACAAGAGACCGCGCTGCAGGACTGACAAAGAAGTCAATAGCAGCTAATTTACCTGCGTAAACAGCAGCACCAGGCACGCCATAGCGACTACTATTAGGTTGGCCGGCGTACGTAAACCAGCCTGCTACCATAACCGCACGGGTGGAGTTGAATCCACGCGTAACACTGGCAGCCAGAGTAGGGGTAGTGCGCGGAGGAGCGGCTAATACTGCAATACGAAGGCCATCACTATCACTAGCACGTTCGGCTTCAGTAATAAGAGCCTGCTGAACACCTACGTTGGTAGTGCCCACTAGGAGAATATGCACAGGTTGGTTCTCTAGAGTACGGATGATGCTAACATAGTCATCATTAGTTACAGGAGGCCCGTCGTATCCATTCTCTAGTGTTACATCCACTAACACATTAGGACCATAAAAGTCCACGTGGGCAGGGTTCTCAACATCAGTCTCACTCTCGTCAGGCGGGGCTAGTCTCAGCGGTGACTGACGTACTAGAGCAGCGTCGTAAGTCATCGAGTCGATGGACTTCGG